CCGATAGAACATGAAACGGTTGGTTTTCAGTATCAAGTGTCGGAATTGCATGACCTGATTCGCAATTCTCAGCTTGTGCTTAACAGACACCTAAAAATTGTCGCAAAGCAAGCCGCAAAACAAGGCAAGTTGAAAGACGCCCACACTAAAAAACCGACAGTTAAAGCAAAATCACCACTAGGATTGGTTTCATAAATAAGTCAACTATGAGGGGGAAAACACAGGCGGAATAATACTGAATAACGGTTAAGCTGATATTCTAACTTAACGGTTAAGCTGTTTTTTTAAAGTTTTAATCTGCATTAAGATTTCAAAAAAGCAACAAACAAAAGAGGATGGAAAAAAACTACCAAAACAGAAAAGGGGACGTTATGAGTTATGACCAAAACAAAGTCCGCAAAGCCAGAATGAAACCGTTAAATGTATACCTTTCCCATGCGAAACTACCCAAACCAGAAAAAGACAATTTTAAAAGAGATTATAAAATCATAAAATCTTTGGGATTATAAAAAAAGAGGCAGAAAATGAAAACATGTTCAATCTGTAACAAGAAAACCGAAACAATCGACACACACAAAGAGATATTTCTGGAACATGAGGCGGTACAAGTGTCGATTGACATTTATGTATGGCACAATCAGGCGGGAGAACCGGCAAATATCTGTAAAGATTGTTTGATTAATTTAATGAAAAACAAGAATCAGTTTTACAAATAAGATGAAAGACAAAGAATCAGTCTTACAAATAAGATGAAAGGAGAATGGAAATGAATATTTTCAAAAGACTTTTCAAAAGACTTTTCAAGAAAAAGCAAAAATATGAAACACTTCTTGACATTGTTAAATATCTGGAAGAGTTAGACTTATCACCCGACATAAAAACGTTTACTGAAAGCGGAAAACATGTTGACCACACTTCATTTGCAGCGGGTTATTTTAATGCTATTGGACATGTAAAAGAGTTAGCATCCGATATTCATATTAACCCGATACTATAAAACAAACGAATTAACCTGTTAGTTTAAGATAGAACGTTTCGCCCCTCAGCGTAAAAATGCGTTGCCGACGGCTAATTATATCATCGGCTTAAGGGAGTGTAGCCCCGTACAGGTTGCCAATTTATTGAAACAAAGTGAGGTTAGCGTATAACAATGAAAGGGGAAACAATGAGAACAAAACGAAAACAGAAAACAGCAGTGAAAAAACAGAGAAGCAAATATTCTAATAATTCCGTGTATCAACAGCTGAAAGCAAAAGGTATATCTTTAACCCGCAAATGTGAGGTGATAAAAGTGTGAAAATAATATCTGATGAAGAGCATGTTTAAACCAAGAAAGGGGGAGGTGAGAATGATAACTAAAGAATGGATTAGAGATAAAAACCCGTGTGCGAAAGCGTTAAAATGGTGGGATAAGAAAGAACGTGACCCAATGAAAATTCTCAATTTATTAATGAAAGAAAAGAAATATGATTGGGCGAATTGGTTCATCGTGAGAATAATGACATATGCTCAGTACGTTAATTACGCTGTATATGCTGCCGAACAGGTAATAGATATATACGAGAAAAAATATCCTAACGATAACCGACCAAGAACCGCTATAGCATCCGCAAAAAAATGCATAAAAAATCCATCTGCCAAAAACAAACATGCGGCTTCTGATGCGGCTTATGCGGCTTCTGCGGCTTATGGTGCGGCTTATGATGCGGCTTATGCGGCTTATGGTGCGGCTTATGCGGCTTCTGCGGCTTATGGTGCGGCTTATGCGGCTTTTGATGTGGCTTCTGCGGCTTATGGTGCGGCTTCTGCGGCTTATGCGGCTTATGGTGCGGCTTATGCGGCTTTTGCGGCTGGTGCGGTTTATGCGGCTTCTTCTGCGACTTATGCGGTGGCTTCTGCGGCTGATGTGGCCATGAAGTTAAAAATTCTTAAATATGGGATAAAACTATTAAAAGAGGATTAAAAAATGATACCCGAAATAACCGAAATAACCGAAAGAACAGCCAAATAAGAAAGGGGGTGAAGTGTTGAAAACAGGAACGATACTTTACAAGACAATAGGTGAGAACTTACTGAGAGATTGCAGCGTTGAGGATGAGTTCCCCGACACTCACAATGACGGGCAGATGTTTCTGGAGTTGTTAAGGAAAGAGGGGTTTATTAATGAGGGTAAGTTGAGTAGAAATTTTGTTCTGAATAAGTTTTTTGTAAGTCAAAATGGGAAAGACCGGAGAGTGTTATGATAACTGAACCTGAAATAAAATGGCGGTGTTTAGCAAAAGTAGATACTAATAATATAGTGGGAAAACTGATAAGAGTTAGAAGAATAAACCGTGAAGATGTTGTGGGGCAAGCTTATTATTGTGACATAAACAATCTGCATATTGCACAAAACGAAATAGACGGGGCACAGTGCTCTGCGGGAAACATATCACGAGCTGGTAAAGATATCAGAGCTAATTACCTGTATTCTTTTTGCTTGACGAAATTTCATGACGCTGGCGTTCAACTATTTCAATCATTTCACGGGTTGTCGGGTATAAAAGAAGTTGAAATTGAGGTAACAAACGATGAAAAATAAATTCAGAGCAATCGTTCTGGCGGATTTAAATGTCGATATAATAGGAAAAACTGTACGAACGGTTGGAACTGCTGGAACAACTATTCATGAAGTTGTTGGTCTGGGTGGTCAAACAAAAGAAAGATTTGTGGATAACTCCTCTTTAAACGAGTTAATAGTCGGCAAGGATATCGGCAATGCAACAGCTAAGTTGTCTGATTTTTTATCACGACATTATCCGGTAAATGAAAAAGAGTATTGGTGTATCCATGTCAACCCAAAAATCAACGCAGGTGGGTTTGAAATTTTAACTATTACCTATTCCAGAACACCGGTAGTGCCTATTTGTCTCTCACGATTTAGTGTTGATATTTTAAGTGAATCTATTGCAGATGAATTGTTTTTAAGAATTAACGGAAAGTCATGGAAGTATAGATGAAAACGGAGGTACAAATGAAGACAAGAGCAATAATTTTAGGGGAAAAGTTAAAAAATAAACATGTAGTCTTGCCCTTTGTGGTGGGTTCACAATTACCCTCTTATTTTTTAAATAATTATGCCGTTGGAAGTCTCAAAACAAACGAAGCAAGCGACATTCGTTTGGCTTGCACAACTATTCTCCATACACTTCATCCCTCTTTAGTGGACAGCTCTCATTGGCCAGAAACAATGATGGATGCTATGTGGGATGTAACTGTTATATACAAAGTATTATCTGCACGCAGATTTACACACCTTGCAAGTCCCATTACAGTATGCCAGCAATGTACATTAATTTCTATGCCGGAAGATGCTATTTTTGGAGCTTCAAATTACAATAAAATACAGTTTAAAGATATAAAATTAAAAGATAACTCAGTCAGTAACAGGCGAACAATTTTATGTGACATTTTGACTGGAATTGCACAGCAACGCAAGCTGTTTATATATGACAGAGAATGTAACAACTTCAAGTCTTATACAATGCGGGGGATAAATAGCAGTATAAAACTGCACAAGACAGCGATAGAGGCAACAGTCGACCCGCTTGTTGTAATGAAATCTGTCGTCTTTTATGAGGGACCGAAAAATGCAATCCAGATGCTTGAACACATTAAACTTGTTATTGAAGAATGAAAGGAGAAAACAGTATGGCTCGGTATTTTATCAGGTTTAAGAAAGGAATAGAAACGTATACAGAGGCGTTAGAAGCTGTGACTAGCGTAGATAAAGACGCAAGCATAGAATATTTCAGCAACGAATATGTCAATGTGGTCACAGTTGTTACCAAAGAAAAAGAGGTTAACGAGAAGACAATGATAAAACTCAGAGCTTCTTTGACGAAAGAAGAATACAAAGAACCACTAGCGATTGCCCCAATAGACCCAATAATAGATGTAGATATACCAGACAAAGAAGAAGAGGGGGGCGATTTTATGTCTGCAACAGGCATACACGGTCACGAGTTGTGGGCTATTCTGGAACGTTCGGATATAACAAATAAAATAACAGGTATCAGCATGAGTTCATCTTTTGAATTAGACACAATAAGTTGTGATGATTTATTAGAAATGTTGAAAGATTTGATATTGCAAATTGAGGAAGCTGTAAGTAAAGATAAGGGGTAGTATATATACTAATCAGGAAAGGAGGTGTTGTTATGAGTTTAAAAGATGCTTTAAAAACTCTACGGAACGCTGTTGACGCAACTATCGAAGAGATAGGCGGCGACGCTGAAGCCGTAGCATCTAAAACACCGGAGTACGACGGTATCACTCTTGGTAAAAAACTCTATTTGGCAGACGCTATTGACGTTCTTGAGTCTTTCGAATCAGAGAAAACTAAGAAATGGAAAGTCAACTTCGAGAAAAAAGAAGACGGCTCTATTGTTTTGAACATAAGAGACCACAAATCTCATAAGTTCGCTAAGTACATCGGGGCTGAGTAACTAACAACAAAGAACCACAATCTGCGGGCTGGTACACCCCTGCCGGTCCGCAGACTAAAAAAACGGAGGGAAAATTGGAGAAATGAAAACAAAAGAAGTCAATGGATTATTTAAAACCGACGAGAAGCATAACAACAAGACAATAAAAAACATATTGCCGTATTTTTTGTATTCCGACGAGACTTCTAAAGACATCGTAGAGGTTTTAGACGGTAAAACCGTAACCGAAACAGAAAAACTGTTGGGTCTTGACACTCCAGATAAACGGAGAGTATTTGAAACTGAAATATTGCCTACAGAAGACATAGAAAAAGATGAGGGTTGGGCTATCCTCACTCAAATATTTCTCCATAAGTCAACACCGAAAGTGTTGGACAAAATGTTTTTAAAAGATGGAGTTTGCCCGTCGATGTTGACACACGGTAGTTTTGTGAAGAACAAAATTACTGTCGGCAAAAACGAGGTTAAGTTTCTCAAGACTCTAATGAACAACGGTATTCTGTCCAAAGAAGATGTTGATAAAATCAACACAGCTAAAAAGTCAAGAAGGAAAGTCTATATGGTTGTATCAAGAAATCCAACAGACTACCTAATGGCTTCAACAGACCAAGCATTCAGCAGTTGCATAGATTTAAAATCTCAGACAAACATTGCGGGATTAGGGGTGCTGGGGTCATTGGTTGTGCCAAGTTCGTTTATGGTTTACGTCACAATGGGTGCGGTAAGAAAGTTCAGTTTTAAAACTAAAGATACTCTTACTCATCCGGTTATGATTCAACGAAGTTACTGCCTTGTCTTTGAAAACGGATTAATGGGGGCTCAAAGGTGGTTTCCAAACAAAAAATATGACATGGACAGGGTGTTTAAATCTGTCTATGACAAACATTTACCGCACCTGCACTTAGATACTACGAATGATAATTACGCAAATGCCACGACAACTGCGTTTAAATTACCATTCACAAAGTTCTCGGAAGTAGCGTTACCATATGTCGACTCTGTTAGGTTAGAGTCTATCGGTGATGCAGATTTTAAACGCAAAATATTTGGACGGTACGGGTATCGCCATGAAAATTCAGAGATAAATGGGTTTCGCTTTACTAACCATCTGATTCATCTTGCTGGGAGGCACCCGACGGGTATCTATGATTTTATCGGAAACCCAAACAGGTTAACCGACCCGATAGACGGAGGGGCAACATGTTTTAGATGCGGGAAACCTTTGGCTTCATCTTCTTGCACAATAAGAATACAGGAAATAAGCAAGTCGATGTGTGCTAAATGTGCAGCCACAATAGCCGGGTCATGTGCTATCTGCCACAACCCACAGTTTTTTCCCACGCTATTTAAGGTTGAAAAGAAAGGCAAGACAATATATATATGCCCTATCTGTAGGGCTAGAAACGAAAGAGAATGTTTCTGTGTTAATTGTGGGAAAAAAATAAGCACAGGGTATCTGTGTAAGGAATGTGAGGGGAAAAGATAATGAAAAGTAGACGAGTCACAGCAGAAAAAGACATTAGAATTGCTGCTTTTGAACAGCAAGCTAAGCAGGACAAGTTACTCGTACGGTTATACCTTGCCTGTAACCCGTCAAAACATGAATGGAGAGTTACCGAGATAGTTGAAGACAGGTTGACAGAACTCGGTGTCAACTTTAGCGTTGACAGTTACGGTCAAATCTATCGGTTCATAAAAAATACACCGTTATTAGCCGCCCATATGGACAGCGTTATATATCATCCTGTTAAAAATGTAATCTTTGAACGTGGTACAGGGATATACAAAGGTGAAGACGGTACAATCGGAGGAGACGATAAGAACGGTGTCTATATTTTGTTAAAACTGATAGAGAAATATAAAAATAAATTCTCATTTATCTTTTCCTGTAACGAAGAGTCTGGTGGATACATAGGAGAATTGTTAAAAGACAAATCAACTGAAGTATCCCAATGCACATACGGGATGATACCAGACAGACGAGGTTGCTTTGACCTGATAGCAGAAAAGAATGACTACTGCACACCTGTGTTTGAGACAGAACTATTGAAACACGTTGGACCACTCGGGTTTGCATCCGAGTCGGGTTCGTTTTCTGATTGTAATAAGATGAAAGAATATATGTCTTGTGCGAATTTCAGTTGTGGTTATTTTAATCCTCATTCAGTTGACGATTACTCGTTGTTCCATTCAATTAATAACACGTTTAAAGCTATGGAGACTTGTGTATTAAATATAAAAGGTAAATTTGAAAAACCAGCTAAACCAGAACTGGTTGTGACTAAATATCAGTCAACTTATATGCAGTCAGATTTCCCAAGCACGAGGGTTTTAGGTCGGGAGAAAGCTATGTTACCCAAATTCACTGTTGATAGTATAAAAATGGACTACTGTTTTAATTGTCAAAAACCTTTACTAGCGACAGAACATTATGCCACAGAAGAGTTTCGGTATGGTTCACAATCAACCACATTAAGATGCAAACTGTGTAGCGGATTCGTCACAGATTATTATTATTGTATACCTGAAGACAGAACAGAAATTGAGAATAAAAAGCTATTCAAGAGGATAACTGTACCAAAAAAACTTATCTTATCGGGTGAATTTATAACAAAAATGCACCTGACATGGGCTATTGGCTTCGGTATGAACCAAGCCAAGCCGAGATACGTTGACTATGATAAGATAAACAAATTTATAGGCAGGGATAATAGAGCAAAAGAACGGATAGTTATGCACTCAAAATCTGAGTTCTGTCTAATGTTAATAGCCAATATTGAGTGCGATAACAATATCTTTGAATGGCGAGTCATCTGCCGACACGGCAAAAGAAATCTCGACACAAGATTTGCAAATTACGAAGATGCTGGTGACATTTTTTTCCAGATAAGAAGCGAATTCTTTGAGCATACATACCCTCTGGAAGAGAACTTTAAATTAAACCACGCTTGACACATATGGTACAATGATATGTGTGGAGGATAAGACAATGAAAGACAACACAATTAAAGTAAAAAGAAAATATGAGAAAGGATTTAGACCTACAGGAAGTGCAACGTTCTATAAGAAACACAAGACATCTACACCGAAAGAGTACACAGTCAACTGTGCTATATGTCGCAAATCAATAACCGTCAAAACTCTATCACAGGTACGGTTATGCGATGAGTGCAAAGAAAGGAAGTTTTGATGCCAAGAAGATATTGGTCTACAATAGAACTCAATATACTTAAAGAGTTTTACAAAGGTAAACGGAAAGGCAAGATTACGGCTAGAGATATAGGTGATGTTATTAACCGTAGTGACGCATCTATCCGCAGAAAAGCATGTCTATTGGGATACACGAAGTTTGACACCGATGTCATTGATACAGAGAAACTTAACCAACTAAGGAGAAAGATGGATGGACAAGAAAAACGGCAAGACAAAGTTAATCTCGGACACAGCAGTACCGATAATCGAGGGGTTGGGAATACCGATACACCGAGCTGAAGAGATAGTTGAGATATTCCGTGGGGGTATGAACAAACGAGCCAACTTAGGCGATATCCTCAACGATTGTTACACCATATGCGAGACAGACGGAGAGCTTCTTTTAATCGGCATAATGGCTGGCACAGCTCAGGCTGAGATTACAGCCATGGAACTCGCCGGCAAAAAACCGCCGAATATTATAACACCATATTCTGATACGAAAGTGAAGCATTAGTTTTTCTTTGAAAAAAAATCTCTTTGTAGAAAGTTTTTCCTTAACAACCTTTTCAAAGACTTAAGTAAAGTATTTTAGTATAACTAAAAGAAAGAAGTTATATTAAGTTACTTATATAATATATATATATATATATATAACTAAGGGTTTAAAAAAAAGAACTAAGGGTGCGGCATGTTGATTCCATTGAGCCTAGCAAGGGTTCCCCATCCCTTGACACCTAGTGGCAGGTTTTTCAGTTCTATATTGGGACTGTGTTTTTCCTGCTATAACATGCTTGCACCCTAACATTAGAACACTCAAATAACACACAGAGCGGGGTCTCTCGCTTGAGATAACCGTTTGGGTAGGTGTATGTATACCTCAAACAACAAAGATGCGACAGGAGGGCTAATTTGAAAGATGGAAGTTTGTGTGATACATGTAAAAAGAAATGTAAAGTTGACAGACCAAGTGTAGTTGATGTCTGTCCTGATTATGAGGAGGTAGACCATGGGGTTATGGAACAAAATTAAAAGTATGTCAGGTATGCCATCTTATTTAACAACACAACAACAGTTAGAAAGGAGCCTAAGTATGCCAGAACCACAGGGTAATAGGGGAACATCAATAATCGAGGACGGAACAATCGAAGCCTCGCAAGTGACAATCGAGGACGGAACAATGGAAGCCTCGCAATTGACAAATGCACCCACCGAACATAAGTTTATAGATATGACAATGAAGATGGAGCAGTCAATAGAGTTGTGTGAAGATAAAGAACATGGGAACAGTATTGTTTTAAAACTTAAAGGTAAAGTTATTATGCGGTTAGATTTCTTTGAAGGTAAGTTACACGTAATAGGTGATTACGATAAAGGGGCTGAAAAGTTTTTTGCTTTGTTGCAACGTTACGTGAATCGTTATATAGAAGACCATACAGGTCCACCGTATCCATTTTAAAAATCGGAAAGGAGGTGAAATAGATGAAAAGACACTACCGCAAAAGAATAAATGGCAGTCTTGGTGAAGGGTTTGTTTTGTACGGGAAACCTAAAGCACCAAGTATCTATGTCGGGAAGTCAACATTATCTTTTAGTAAAGAGTTCTGTGATGAACTTAACATTGGAACAGGGGATAGAGTTGATTTTCTTTATGACAGTAATTCAAACGAACTTGCTGTTAAGTTCGGTAAATCTGGGAGGTTGGCTATAACAAGAACCAATAAGGATTTATCGGCTGAACCGTTGGTGAATTACACTACACCTATGAAGTGGTTTGGTATAAAACCATTACTCGGAAGGATATCTAATTACAAGAAAGTCGGGAATGACACTATTGTAATCGGGTTATAATAGGAAAGAACAGGGGCGGTGTAAAGTCGAGTGATTGTCATGTGGGGTGCAAATCCCTGCCACCGCCCCTGTTAATAAGGAGAAGAAATGAAAGAGAAAGGAGAAACTGATATGAATAATCATTCCTGCAATTACTGCAATTACTGCGATTCCTGCAATTACTGCAATTACTGCGATTCCTGCGATTACTGCTATTACTGCATTTACTGCAATTCCTGCAATTCCTGCTATTACTGCAATTCCTGCGATTCCTGCAATTCCTGCGATTACTGCTATTCCTGCCAAAACTGCAATTACTGCAATTCCTGCTATTACTGCAAAAACTTGAAAATGACGGAATATAATTTGTTTTGTTATTCCATAAAAAATAATGACAAAAACTCCTTCCAGCAGGTGAGATACAGAGCCTTCAATAAAGAATTGGGGAGAGATAGATACATAGAAATACTTGAAATGGTTAAAAACATATTAGACAACCAAGATAAAGATTTAAATTGTTTCTGGAAAACCATAACTCAAAAACAATGGCAAGAATTATTGGCTATTCCTGAAGCAAAAGATTTTCAAATAGGCTTCGAGTTTATTTCAGGACAAAAGATAGAAAAAAAAGAAGAGCCGATGATAACCTTGCCTAATGGAAAAAAGTTCAGTGCAAGCACCGTTCAGGAAGCAATGAAACAGTATGTGGAGGGTGGAGGATGAAAGACCACGTTACCAGTTTAAGTTGGAGTAAGAGGCTCAAGGAGTGTGGGTTTCCGCAGAAGAGCGAGTTTTATTGGGTTAATTCATGTTATTCTTCTGGCTATGAGGGTGGGGATGTTATTTGGCTATGTGATAATGTATGGCATTTATACCCTATAAGACCAGATACAAGTTATCATGAAACTGGGTTCATTAAAGGTGAATATCATGAAATACATAGGGATTTGATTAATGAAACCGAGATTAGAAAAAAGATAGACAGTATTAAGGTTTATTCAGCCCCCCTCGTTACGGAAATTTTGAGTGAGTTACCGAGTGGTATTGAGTTTGTAAAAGTAGCTGGTATTTATGGAGTTAGTTATGGTCTTACGTTTGGGTCGAATGATACCAAAAATATCTGCAACGCATTGGCGGAGATGTATGAGTATCTGGCAAAGAACAAGTTGCTGAAGGGAAGGAAAGAAATGAGCAATAACGATTTATGGTGTTCTAAATGTAAATCTCATCATCATCCTGTGGAATGTCCTTTAGATAAAATAAAGGATAAAATAACGGTTGAGGACAGTGGGTCGGTGATGAAGATAAGCAAATTTTTGGACAGAAAAAACATTGAAGCACTATTACAGGTCTGGGGAATATCTACTGAGTTGGGGTTGAGATATAAGTTGTCTAAAGCAATTTTTGATATGGTAGAAAAATATTATGGAGGAAAAAAGAAATGATGAAATACAGAAAGAAACCAGTAGTGATTGAGGCAGTACAGTACACAAAATACGGCGGATTGGTTAAGGGAATGTGTAATTCACAGTCTTGCTATACTGCGGGAAACCAAGAACCACATGTTCATACTATCCATAACAATCAAATGGTTTTATTGGAAGTTGGCGATTTTATAATTTCTGAACCAGATGGAGAGCATTTTTATCCTTGCAAACCAGATATATTTGAAGCGACATACGAGAAAGTCGAAGAATAATAAGAGGGCGGTATGTTATGAGGGACAGTGTGCCTCTGCTAACGCAGGCAAAATTCACACAGGTTCAAGTCCTGTTGCCGCCCTCGAGAAAGAAAGGATAAAGAAATGAAAGATTGTAATGATATTTTAAGTATAGGGTTTGTCCTGATACTACTGGCTATTGTCTGTGGTATTGTGACAGGGGTATTGTGGGGATTGTATAGAATGTTTCTATGGATATTTTAAATGAAAAAAGAAAGGACAGATAAAGGATTAATGAAAGCATGTAAAGCCAGTCAAGACGGAACTCTATTAAAGAAATTCAATAAAGAGTCAGATATACAACGAAGAATATATAAATATCTTAAACTTAAAGGATACTTCTTTACCCGTATCAACACAGTGGGTCTATTTGACGAAAAACTGGGCGTTAGACGCAAGAACCCGTATGTAGCCAGAGGTTGCCCTGACATTCTGGTGTTCGTGCCTAAGAAGGGTATTTACGGGCTTGAGGTCAAGCGAGAGGGAGCGTATCAAAGTAAGGAGCAGAAGTTTTTCGAGAAGATGTTTAATGCAGCAGGGGGAAAGTATCATGTTGTACGAAGTGTAAATAATTGTATGTATATAGGATTATAGAGAGGAGGCAAAATGAGGGTTGGATTCCGGTGTCCAGATAATAAGACAGTCAAGTTTGAAGAGTGTCTTAAGAAATGCAGAATGAAAGAACGGTGTCTATCGTTACCGACATTAACTAACCTTGCTCAGACACGGGATTGGACAGGTGTACCGTCAACTACCCAGCTGATTAACGGGACGATGTATTCGTTTCTTGAGATTAGACATGACTATTATCAGGCTCCTGATGAGAGAGCGTATGCTATGTTCGGGTCGAATTATCACAGCAAGAAAGGTGGGTTTGCTGATAAAATAAAAGATGCGTTAAACGAAGAGAGAATAGGTGAAGATGTCTCGGGGATATTTGACTATTACGAAGACGGGTTGTTGATAGATTACAAGACAACAGGGTATTATAAGATTTCTAAATATTTAAAAGGTGAGACGTTATATCCGAAAGAATATAAAATTCAGCTTAACAAGTATCGGATAGAAATAGAGAAGATGGGGTTCCCTGTTAAGAAGTTGAAGAACGAAATTCTGATACGAGACCATAACTTTATGGCTAAGAAAGCCGGTGTTAAACATAAATTATATTATCTGGATGTTCCGTTTGTGAGAGATAGTTTGATAAATAAATATTACAAGATAAAACGGAGCCGGTTAGTTGATAGTCTGAAAGAGGGTAAGTGTACTCATTTGTGTACACCGATAGAAAGATGGCAAGACAGAAAGTGTAAAGATTATTGTCCTGTTAATTTTCATTGCCCGTATTGGCAGGAAACTTATAACAAGGAACAGCAAATGAAACTGAAAGGAACATGATATGGCTGATAAAAAAATGGTTATGATAATGCCGACTGAAGCAGAACACGTTGCGGCTATGTCAATTTTGACACAAAGCGTGACGTATAATCAGGTTATGGGAAATGATAAGTACGCTAAAAATTTAAAGGGGTTTAAAGAAAAATATGATAATGGGTTTGCTGGATTAACAACTTGACAATGGGGGTATAATCTAAATATGGATGCCTACCGGAGACCACTATGACAAAGATACGAGTTCCTGAACCAACTAAGCTAGAAGTCTATTACAATGACGGCAGTAAAGAAGTGTTAACTGGCGACGATGCTAAACATTTTATGATGTTGTGCCACCTTGGAACGTGGACAATGTTTATGCGTGGAGATAAAGCCCCTATATTTGAGTGGGAAATTAAGGACCAATAAAAAAAAGAGAGGAGGGTAGATGAAAGAAATAGAAGTCCATATAACAAAAGAAGATAGTTTGAAGTTTAAGGCAACTGGGTCGAACTTAGAAGCTTCGTTTGTTGAGGTGAACGGTGAGTTTGATAGGCTTATGATTAAGGATACAAAAGATGATGCTAACCGTTTAGATATTAACAAAGCTAAACTACGTCAGTTCCTTGAAATTGTTGAACATGTAGAAGAAATCATTAACAGAAAGGAAAGTTAACATGGCAAATCAGAGAGATATCATTACGTTTCAGGTTGAAAAACCTGTAACCGTGACACTGGATTATAACGAACCTACAACGAAAGTAGATAAGTTTAATAAGACTAACTATTTTTATGGTTGCGATAATTCAACAAGAATGTTTAAAGCTACAGAAAAGTTACATGAAATGATACAGGCATATAAACCTAAGAAAGGGTCGTCTTTCACAATAGTAAAAAGAAACAGCGAAGATAACAGTTATCAGTTCTTTGAAGTGGCTGATGCATCTACACCACCGGCAACAAGTAACGCACCAGCAAATGCACAAGGTATGGCGGTGGGGTTCACAGCAACAACAGAAGAAGAGAAGTTGTCGGTAAGTTTCAAGATGAGTTACGCTAAGGATATTGTTATTGCTTTAATGGATAACTCAAAAGAAACTTCACCAAGTAAAGCTGTTAAACTGTTATATATTGTTTATGCAGGTATGGAAGAAATATTAACACCTGAATTGAAACCTGAAGTGAAAAAAGAAGCTAAGCCAGAACCAGAAAAACCAAAAGCGAAAGTCGCACCAGAAGACGACCTGCCGTTTTAAGGAGAGGACAATGGACGTAAGTGTAAGCGTAAGAGTAAGGAAAGCTATTTCTATGCTTAACTCTGTCCTTGCAGATATAGACGGAGAAGCAACTATCGACCACCAAGCACGTGTAACTGAGTGTGTTAAATACGTTGAGAGTCACCCTGTGTTTTCAAAAGACAAGAGATTGATAAAGAACGCAGACCAGTTTTTTTCTGACTTGTTAACTATCTATCCGAACTCAAACATGAGAGCTCAGCTGTGTGCGATATCTGGATGGTGGCTTAAAAAGGATAGAGGAGAGCAGAAAGATTGTATTAGGTTTATGAAGAACTGGTTTCAGAAACTTTATTCTCCGCTATACGACACGCCAATTGGACGGAAACGAGTTGTAGGGAAAGACAAAAAGGAGCCAGACATATTCAGTACACACCTTTAATTGAGGACCAAAAATGACTGCAAAAACAAAGACTCAGTTTTTTGATGGGTACAAGATGGCGGAAGTTTATTTTTTGTGTTCTCTTTTAAATTGTGATAGGACGCACATAGAGAATATGACCGAACTACCGCCTGAAGTATTCAGAAGCGATATGTTCAAAGACATATATATATTAGCCATGAAGCAACTGTATGATGTTGGCGACGTAGATATAAGTTTAATATCAACAGAACTTAAAGATAAATATACAACGGTATCTTCAACTTTAGGTTCAATAATGAGATACGAATGTCTGTCGTTTAACGTCAGACTGTATGCTAAGAAACTTAAAGATTACCGGTTCTGTTTATCTTTTCACGAATTGGCGTCTTCAATATCGCCATCGTCAAGAGAGGGGCTTATCCATAATGCTGAAAAGCTGATTGACAAATGGAGAACAGTTGATGAAGAGTTTAATATGTCAGCCTTGATTGAGGACGCCATAAATGTTGTACAAGAGGCTAGCAAAAAAAGTAACCTGTTAACCGGAGTAGAGATTGTTGATGAAATCCTCGGTGGTTACAGAAAAGGTCATGTCACTGTTATAGGCGGTAGACCGTCAAACGGTAAGACAGCTTGGATGGTAACAACAGCGAATAACCTGTTGAAAGCAAAGAAGAGAATCCTTATAGAGACAATAGAAATGACAGCTGAAGAGGTCGTGAACAGACTTGTCTCTATGAGGACGGGTATTACATATCAACAAATCCATACAGGAGACTTTGAAGATGTTGACTGGAAAAAGTATGGGGAATGTGTTTATTCTTTAAAAAAAGAAGAGCTTATAGTTTATGATAAAAATATTAACTCTTCAAATATTATTTCTCATATAAAGAAATATCGACCTGACATTGTGTTTGTAGATTTTATACAAATACTGTATGACCAATACTATGACGACACCAGACGAAGTGCACAGATAGGCGAGACAATGAACAAATTTAAAAACATAGCCAAGAATGAAGACGTTTCTATTGTCGTTATGAGCCAGATACGAAGACCACCCGAATATACCAAAGATATACCACGACCAAAATTGTCAGACCTTAAAGAATGTGTGATTAAGGGAACAATTGTTGGTGGTGAAAAAATTGAAGACATTGTTAAAAATAAATTACTGATAAAGTTAAAAACAGTAAATTTAAAGACAGGAGGAATTGAATATAAATATCCAGTTAATTATATAGATAGAGGACAAATGAACTGTTATCAGGTAAAAACAAGCTCGGGCAAGACGATTACTATAAGCGACAAAACCCCATTGTTTACAGGCAAGGAATGGAAAACAGTTGACAAACTCTCTGTTAATGATAGGATAGTTATTGAAGAATGAGCTGACAGTGTGGGGGTTTTTTTTATGACATATATTATTGGTGATACACCTTGGAATAAAGGAAAGAAAATACAAACAAACACAGGAAGAACTCATTTTAAAAAAGGGTTCATTCCTTGGAATAAAAATAAAAAGACAAAAATTACCCCTGCTATAAAATTAGCATGGGAAAGAAGAAGGGGTGTCTCCATGCCAAAACCAAAAGGTTTTTCAGAAACTATGAGGAAAGTTAATCCGCCACATGGCAGAAAAGTCCATGGTGGGTATGTTCTTATTTATAAACCCAACCACCCAACCAGCAGAAAAAAACCACCAGATTATGGATATGTTTACGAACATCGGTATGTTGTGGAAAAAGCATTAGGCAGATATTTAAAATGCGGCAGAGGTAATAACTACGAACAAATACATCATTTGAATGGAGATAAAGTTGACAATAGATTAGAAAATTTAATATTATGTTCCAGTGCAAAAGAACACAATAGAATACATTATCTTATGGAAAAATTTGTTTTTGAAATGATAAAAAACGGAGAGGTAGTTTATGACGAAGAAAAGAAAATTTTTGTTAGAAAAAATAACAGAGATTAAAGCTGTCGGCAAAAAAGAATGTTATGATTTAACAGTACCTGACAACCACAATTTTTTTGCAAATAATATTCTTGTTCATAATTCGGGTAGTCTGGAAGAATCAGCTGACAGTTGTATCTTGTTACACAACAATTATCTGTATTCTTTTGACCATAAAGATTACGGAAAGATAGAAGTGGCTATAGCGAAGAACAGGCACGGCAGGACAGGAGCAACAACGTTAAGTTGGTATCCTGAGATAATGATGTTTGGTCAGAAAGTTATAACAATAGGTGGGCATGATTAAAAAATGTTGACAAGCAGGACATCTATGGTACAATACATCTGGTGGTTCTTTTTCATCTATACGTCCTTTTCTGGGTGGCACCCCTGTTGGATAAAATATATTCTGCTTACACAAACAAGTAAGATATTTTATAAAGTGTGTAAAGATTTAGAAGAATATGTTGTCCGCAGGGGTTGCTACTTTTTATTTGCGTCTTCAGATATTTTCCTTCCAATATCAAGTCTAACTTCTCTATCCAAAGCTTCAGACAAACTTCTCGACAAAGCGGTCATAGCTTGACGCCGTTTATTTAGATAAGTCTCTATGTTTATCGCTCCAGTAGCACGCTCTGTGGCTATCTCTTTTAGACGAGTCATGTAACCCGTATGGATTCTTTCAATTTTCCATTTATATGTTGCTTTCAACATCTTCGGGTCGATAAAGTTGACCTTAACGCCAAACGCTATATCCATAATTGTCGGACTTTCAAACGCTTTTATGTTTCTTAATCCCGGTATCTCTTTATAAATGTTACCACCCTTATGTGGAGGTTTATGGTATTTACCACCTTCAGGATAACCAAACCAACCATAATCTTTTGCCAGTTTTGCTATATCGTTAGACAATATTGTTGGTAAGAATACAGATGCAGCTTTACCTATCAACTTAAGATTCCCTTTAGCCGTCAACGTACCGTCAGCGTGCTTATCTTCAATGCCAACCAAATCTCTTCCTATCCAATCTTTCTGTGATTTTATCATGGTTACAAAAGATACATATGGACTGTTAATAGCATTTTTCCAATCCATACCAATCTCAGGTAACATACCAATAGGATAATAATAAGATGTATTGGTAAAACCAAATCTTCCAAATTTATCTTTACTTGGAGCCATGACATATTGAGGCATAACACCAAGCATAGGCTGCATATATTTAGGCATCTTCCGTTGTAACTCTTTGAGTTGGTCTTTAGTCAACCCGTTAGATAATGCTGCTGCATTGTTAAGAGAATTTATTAAAGCATAATATTTGTATATAACAAGCGGTCTTGTCTTGGCTGTCTCAGCAAGAACCGGCATAGCTTTATACGAAAATGTAATAAACGGTATTACTGTATTTTTTAAAGCTGTTATATATCTCGGGACATCACTGTAATCAAAAATGTATTTCTCAGCAAACGCCCCGGCTGTTTTAGGGTTCATACCCATATGTATTCTGGCGTGTCTAAATGCCATGTGTTTAAACAGATGTTCTTCAAACTCATATAATCTCATTGGAGTTTTAAATATGTTACCCAGAATATCTGACATAGCTTTATGCCCATCACGTTCTATGTATCGAATTATCTCTTCAGCTTTGTGACCTTTAACAACTTTAAAAGCAAACTCCTGTGTTAACGCTGAACCGCCATGAAGAGACGACATATTCGCCAACGCTTCTTCGTAATAAGCATCTTTGTTTAACATACCTTCTACGGTTGACGGCATTATCTTAAGTTGTTGGAAATGGTTAATACCAGCAAAATCAAGGAGCATAGTATTGGTTATAAGGTTTCTCACATGGGCTTGTGGATTATAAACAACTTTACCAGCTTTAAACAGACGCATTGAATTGTAATAAAGCGTTGCAAGTTTAGATTCCATAAATGCTGAATCCATAAGGTCAGCATGGATAGAATGATGAACCCATTTCCCGCCAAGGTCGCCCAATGCTGTTTTGCCGGAGACATATTTCTTTTTAAATAACCCTCTTGAAACAGAGAAAGATTCACCGGCTGGCGGTAACTGCTTATATCCCATACGTTCAAGATAATTTATAGCGTCGTCACCTTTATCAAGAAACGCTTTTTTTACCATGTCATTATTTAAAACAAATTTAGGGTTTTTAACTACTCTACTGAAATGTTCAGACGTAGCGACAGCGTGAGATATCTGCCTGTTAGTTATAAATATGTTAGCACTGGCATACTCAACCAACCCACGGTCTTGCATACTCAAATAATCCGCAGGGTCGAAAATATCGTATTTTCTTTTCTTTAAAAACGGTGCACTAAGCCTACCCTTCTTTGTGCCGACACCTGTGGTTAAAAAAAGAGGATGATTATTAAGATACAGTTGTCTGACATAAACTTCTTCAGTCTCATTTATTAAATCCATCATCCTGTTAGACGGTAAATTCGATTCTTTAAGAATTTCAGATAACCGTTTCTGATGGACTCTTGCTAACTTGCCAGCTTCAATAGCTTCAGAATAATCTTTCGGGTTCTTGGCTATGCGGGAAAGAAATTCAATGTTCTGGTCTACAACCTGTTGAGACTCTTTAATTCTTACAACGCCTTTAGACGCTAAACCAGAAGCCTTGCTCCTTAACCATACTTCATTTTGTCTTTTGTATTTTGATATCTCTTTATTTAAACCCTTAAGTTTCTTGCCTGTACTGGTCTTAATTTTACCCTTTGTCCTGTTAATTATTTTTCTGGCATTATCACCAATAAAGTCAGGGTCAATCTTCATTCTGCTTGCAACATATTTATCGCCTAACCCTTTAATCTTTTTACCAGTTGAAGTTTTGTCGTTAACAATATTTTGTATTTTTAAATAACCGTCTCTCTGCTTAACTGCTTTCTCCATATTTTTCAGCGTATTGTTTTTAAGCTGATAATAGGCTATTCTCTCCGCATCTTCAGCTTGTCTGCCTAACATAACTCTATGTTGTTTTAATGTCTGTATTGGTCCTTTACTTATATCTGTTATTCCAGCCATAGTAAAAGGAACTTCTGCCTGTGTAAAATCATAAGCTGCTTTGTAATAATCATCTAACGATGCACTTAACTCAGTTCTCATCTTCGGAGATATACGTTTTGCTAAGTTTAACCGTTCACCAGCTGCGGCAAGTCTCTTCTTGGCTAAAGCTAAAGCGTCCGGGTTACGGACAGAGTTCATTCTGACACCGGGAACTCGACCAAGAAAAGAACAAAACGCTGCGTGTTCGATATCTTTCCTGCCTTTGGTCATGGCTAATATTTTTTCAGCTATCAGGCTGCCTTCAATGTCGCTATGACCTTTATCTATTAACATTTTCTTGTAACTATTATAGTAAGCTTTACCCTCTTTACCCATGGGTCTAAGAAGAAAAATCTCCTTAGCTTTCTGGATACTCTTGGATACAACCTTTGGTGCTCCCATCTGAATTTTGCCAGATGTTTTGGATAGTAACGCTTTTTCGCCAAGTTTCAAAAATCCACCAGCCAATTTTCCAACAGATGATATTGCTATTGTAGCTTTTATCCATACATCTGGGTCAGCGAAATCCAATATTTCAGCAGCTACATTCTGGATATAAGGGACACCGTTCTCTGTAACTCTGTCTTCTACACCAGTAAGATGGTCAAATGCTTTCTCAAACTCTTCAGTTGACATTGCTGAATTTATAAGGCTACGGAAACTCATAGATAAAAATTTAGGAGTTTTACGCAATAACCCTTTAGCCTGTTTCCATTCATTATACGATTGTTCTTGTTGCTCGCCAGACACTTTTTCAACTATTCCCATAAAGTCAGGAGCAACACTTTTCATTCCAAGCACAGTACCTTTTCTGAATAACTGTAAAACAAAATCATTAACAGCTAACGCTTTGTCAAACAGTTTAACAGCCGAACCAAATGGACCTTCACTGAAATCTGTTTTCCTTAACTTCTCAGCACCAGCGTGGAGTTGTTCTCCAAACATAGTAACAGCAACAGAAGGGTCAACATGAGGTCCACTGGCTAGTCTATCAACAAACTCTTCCGGTGAAACATCTTTTTCCCAAAAACCTTTCTCTGGTTTTTCTAATTGTTCAAAAATATCTGAAAGCACAAGGTTTTCAATTTGGTCACCAGCTCCTTCTTTAATAAAGTTGGCAATATCGTACCCCCACGGAATCTTACCAAACCCGGCTTTCCATTGCACAGCTTCATCTTGACTTAATGGACCCGCCGGTATAAGTTCTTCAAACTCATCCGGCAACGGTTCACCAAACAAATCAGGGACAACCTGTTCGTCAACTTTTTTTTTCTTTCCATAAACAGCCGCATGTTTAGGTTCTTTAAATAAATCCCCAACAACAAGACTGTTGTCATTTTTCAAATCTTCACTTTCAGAGGAGAATAAATCTTCTTCTACAAGACTATCGTCTTCTTCATCAAAAAGATTTTCAACAACATATGTGTTTTCAGTTGGCATTATAATTTACCTTTTTTCTTTAACGCCGCTACAACTTCTTCTCTTGATTTGTTGTATTTCTTCATATTGGCAGCTATAACTTTTTCTTGTTTGCCGGAAAATTCAGAAGCTTGTTGTCCACCAGACTTACCGGGCAACTTCTGGAAAAGCGGGGCTAGTGGTTCACCTGCATTCATGGCTTGAGTAAGTGCAGCCAGTGTAACTATTACAGACGTGCCATCAGCCAAAACACCAACCATAGTATCTTTAGCTTCGTCAACTAAATCTCCACCCATACGTTGCCATTTAGCTCTTACTCCACTTGCATTTAAAGCTTTAATTATATCGGCTTCTGAATTTATGAGGGATACACGTTCCCTGCCAGCTATCGTTTCTCTTGTTTGTAACTCTTCTGAAGTACGTCCACTAGCAGCAATACCTTCTTTTGATTTTATCTCGGCTCCTGCCCGTCTCTCTGCTGAACCTAGACTCATCTGTGTCCGTTCAGTCTCACCGGTTTCTTTCTGAGCTTGTAACTCGCCCATACGTACCATCTCATTCATCTTCTGAATATTGTCATTTAACGCACTAAACCGACCAGACTTCTTGCCAATATCAAAGCCAGCTGTCATACTGCTGCCTAAATTAGTCATATTATCCTCCTCTATTCTTCTTATTTACCATCAAGAATCGACTGTCCCATACCAACAAGCCATGCTCTAATTGAACTTAACTCACCTGCGTCTACTCCGTATTTAGCAGCTGCTTGGTCAACACTAAGTTGAGTTAATCCAGCAAGTTCTTTCATAACTTCAGCGTTAACACCAAGCATTAATTGAGCTGCCGCCATCTTAGTTGCGATGTCACCTTGTCTACCTATTTCATAAAGCTTAGCAGCCATATCTGTCATATAGTCAGCTTCAGCTTGGTCTACATCAGCCATAGCGTTCTGGTATTCAGAAGAATGTAACATGCCCGAAGCGTTATACCGTTTCTTGACTTCTTCTCTTCTAACGTCATACTGCTCACCAGCCCGCCTTGTTAACGCATTATAATATTCATCACTATCTGTTCCATAAACACTACCCACATCTGCTCCGATAATCCTGTTCATCTCATCCATAGCCGGTCCGCCAACACCACCGCTGCCAGCCGCACTCATTATATCTTGTCTACCCTGAGTTAACGCTTGGTTGACACCAGAATAATCCGCACTTGGAATAAGAGCACTTAACCCTTGAGCTCCGTATCCAGCTATCTGGTTACCTAATGTACCTTTCTCAAATAAAGATTTTATCGTATCCATAATACCGGAAGATTGGTCTCCGGCAGATATACCGGTAGTTGCAGCTGTCCCACTCTTACCCCCACCAGATAGAGAACCAAACCCGCCAGCTATATTACTAGCCCCTTTGGCTATGTTCCCAAAAGTAGACGCACCTTGTGCAGGTAAACTGAGCCCAGCAACTCCACCAGCCATAGCATCATCACTAAGACTACCGACTGTACCAAGACCCCCGCCTAACGCTCCGCCTGCTCCAGCTGCTCCTGTTGACCAGCCAACACCTTCAGCCGGTCCAAATAACGTTTGTCCAAACGGCATAGATTTCATAAAGTTACCTGCCCCGGTCATAGCCCCTTTACCCATACCGCTTAACCCTGAACTTAACCCGCCAACTGTACCGCCATATCCTAATCCTAACGCTCCACCTGTCATTGCCCCAAGACTACCAAGAGCCAACCCTTTCATTCCACCACCAAAAATATCACCTAACCGACCCATACCATGCTCATCACTTCCACCCCAACCTCTAGCTGCACTGTATCCAGCCGCAATAGGTAACGACATACCACCTGTAAACGGAGCTGTCAACCCTGCTACTACAGGAACAGCTATATCCATAATAGGTCTAATCTCTTTAGGTATCCATTTATCTCTGGCTCCAACTATAACTTTAGCCTCATGCTCTTTAACAATAAGGTCATCAATTCTGTCTGGGCTTAATACATACAACCCACCATTAAGTTTGTCTTTGCCAACTTCATCACAAAACTTCTTACCATGCTTGGTTCCCCTCATAACATACAAAGCTTCGTCATCAACACTTGATACCGTATCGAAATGATGCTCAAAATGAGCTATAAAGGGGTCTTTAAGCTCAGATAACCTATCAGTAGGGACAAACATCGGGTAAAGTAAAAACTCGTTGTCCTGAGCTATCTTCGCAAGGGTATCAAGGCTTATCTTGTTAGTCCTGCCATTCAGCGAGCCAACAAGTTTGTCATAAGCCAGTATTCCACAATTATTTTTCATAATGTTCCCTCCGAACAATGTTCCACCGGTTTTTCGTATTTATCCAAAAAGCTAACTTAGCTTCTGGTTCCTTTAATAATAACATTTTTATCAACCCACGTATAATATCTTTTCTTCTGTACTCATAGTCTACAGCTATTGTCTGGACATAAATGATATTCCCTTGTGTAAAGTTATCCGGCAATATCCATGTCCCATGTTTATCCACAACCTCTCTCACATCTTCAGCGTTTCTTAATTTATAATATGTCATCAACCCAACAGGTTTTTTATCTCTTATAACCCAGATATATTGACCAGCTTTAACCATCGCCTCGTGATGCAGGTAACAAACGTCAGCCGGTGTTATATCCAGTCTACCTGTAGCTTTCTCTCCAAACCTGTCAATGAACTGCACAACATCTAAAGTATCTGATATAATATCCATTAATTTTTTGCTTTTAACGCTTTAACTTCAGCAGATAAATCCTGAACAGCCTCGATAAGCAACGGTACAAGTTTCTTGTAATCTACAACCTTAATTTTATCGTAATCTATCTTATAATACTTTTCTTTATCTTTCATATACCCATGTTTTATATCTTCTGATTCATCCGTTGCTTCCTTTTTTGTAACCTTTTTACCTCTCAACTCTTTATACGTTATTTCTTTAACCGCAAATGGATAAACTTTCTCAAGTTCCTGAGCTATACAACCTGTATACAATGGGCTGTCAGATTTATATTCATCTGTAAACTTAAAATCTCTAACCTTAATTTTGTTTAAATCAGATAATCCATATCGAGTGTTTACAACATCTTTTTTAAATCTTTGGTCAGAAACAGGTGAAGTGTCTATTGTCTCTGTTCCTATGTATAAAACAGTTGTACCCGTACCTCTGGTGCTATCGTCTATATGAGCATCAGCATCTGAATTAACTTTGTATCCAGAAACCGAATCTTGCAATCCATTTAACTTACAATTACCAGCACTATCAATATAAGCAACTTCTGTTTCACTATTGCTTCCTGCATATTCCCAAAAGAAACCAAATCTTCTTTCTGCTGTTCTTGCATCTATTCTAAGCCAACCACCATCTTTATTCGAACCTTTTTCAATAATAGCTCGATTAGTGTTTATACCTATATTCATAATAGGAAGAGATGACTCCATTTCCATTCCACCTCTACCATCAGCAGCGTCATTTTCAATAATTACGCCACAATGACTTGCACCATAGAAATGACCCTCAGATAAGGGGTCGGAGGCATAATTTACATTCAAATTCCCATCAACTTTTACATAGCCATCAGGTGATAATATAATATCACCGTCAGCTTTAATCGCATCAAACCAACCTTCAGCAAAAACTGTATTTGTAGCTCCAATATCTCGGGTACTATCTCCATCAGGTATAATGTCTGCATCTACAACATCGCCCCAAGAATCGCCACCACCTGCTCCAGCTGCTACCCAAGTTAATACGCCACTACCATCTGTTTGAAGGACGTTAGTATCAGCACCATCATCGGGTGGTAACGTATAAACTGTATCAGCCGCTAAAGCTGGCACTTGAAAAGTTGCTTTATTTGTTCCATCTGTTGAATCTTCATATATCGCTAAGACTCCTGATGATGCAGCACCGTTTTTAACATCAAGGTTAGCATTAGCGATAACCTTATTAAATGTACCTGCTGCAGGAGTAGTGCCACCTACTATACCATCAAATGTTCCACCATTAATATCAGCAGTAGTAACTGAACCTAAATCAGTACAAGTTTGTGAAGCAGCTGTCCAAGTACCACCTATAGTAACTGCATCAGTAACCAAAGGCATCTGTATATCAAAACCTAATACATTTGCATCTTCTCTAGTGAGTTCAAAATAATCTGTAGCGTCATTAACTTGCCACTGAATATACTTATCTCCTCCACCTGCGGTAATATTACCAAAATGCTTCATTGCAATATTATCACCCCAGCCTTCCATCCCTACTTCAAATTGACCTGCAACATAGACCTCATCATTAAGCACAAGATACCCTTGGCTTGTATCTATATTAGGGGTGTTTCCACTATCTATATACATCTCTATATAAGCATCACCCTCAGCAGCTTTTCTGTGAATTATAAATTTCTTACCACTAACGGCATCTCCGACATCAGTATCTTCAAAGAGAGTTACATCGCCTTCTACATCTGGTTCTATTTTTAAGTCACCATTTACATTAGCTATCTCATCACAATCTAAAGCTGTAATACCTGTTACCGTATTATCAAATACATATGCACCTGTTCCAAGAGTTCCTGCCAATACTGAAGCTGCTGGTACACCCGTTATATTAGTAGCTACACCAGCACTTGGTGTTCCTATGTCAGGAGTAGTTAAAGTAATACCTGCTAATGTTAACGCAGCAGAAGTCCTATTTAATGCTACTGATGTTGTTCCTATATAAGTTACTGTATCAGGAGATAACCCTGTTATAGTAGCTACAGTAGCAGACTCGCCTGTACAACTTCCACTCGAGCCAGTACAATCCCCTGTTATGTTGCCTGTAAGACCACCTGTGGCAGTTGCAGTCCCTAAAGCTATCGTTCCACCAGCAAACGTGAGAACTTCAGCTGAATGGGTTAATGTTAAATCTGGTGTTGAAGGTGCGGAGTTCCAAGTTATTACACTTTCATTGCCTAAAAATAAATCTGACCAAGCAATAGCTGTTGTTCCCAGAGCATCTACGTTGTCGGTGTCTGATAGTAAGGTTGTGTTTATCGCAACTGAAACGAGGTTACTTAAAGCTGTATTAGCACCACCACCTGCACCAGCATCTTGCCAAGAACAAGTCCCGTCACCATCTTCTCTGAGAAACTTTGACCCACCACCTTCACCTGTAGATGCAACAGCTGTGCCCTCATACGCACTACAACTGCTTAAAACACCTGCTGAAGGCGTGCCAAGAGCAGGTGTTGTAAGTGCAGCGTCTGTAAAAGCTGGTCCTGAAGCAACTGACACATCTTGGTCAATCCACGCTGATATATCTACACCATCTACATTACCTGCTGTTACAATGTTCGCACCGGTTATATCTCCAGTTGCTTCTAACGCCCCATTAACCGTAACGCTATCAGCCGCTATCTGTATTAAATCTGTATCGGCAGTTAACCCTATATCTCCACCGTCAACGATTAAATTACCGCCACAAGTAATATCACCTGAAGACGCTATGGTTGTAGGTGTAGCAATCGCACCGGTTAACGTTAATCCTACAAACGTTGGGCTCGAGGCTTGTTTAACTGCTTGGTCTAAATAATCTGAAAACTGGTATCCGTCCCACAAATCAGCGTTAAAGTTAGCATTAACTGTAGTTGAAGTGATAACAAAAGGAGCTGTACCGTCAGCTAATGTGTTTGTAAGCTGGTTATTCATGCTTACAGTAGTAACACCAGATAACGCTCCATCATCAAGTGTAGCCGTACCATCAGTTAACGATGTTCCGGTTATTGCCCCTGCTCCGAGTGTTCCGGTTGTTGTAAAACTCCCGCTTCCTAAATCTACGTTATCATTGGCTGTATGAGGAGACAGAGTTGTACTTGTTCTATCCCACAGGTTCTCTTCTTCTACGGCATCGTCTACATAACCTTGAGTAACGAGTTTATCGTTATCACCTGTACCAGTAGAGATAGATGCTACGCTTATCTCTGTGCCGTTAATAGTAAGGTCAAGATATGTTGGTGTAACGATATCAAGATGGTTAGCGTCAGCAGACGATATGTTTGTGGAGGTATCTCTTAAATAGAGAAACTCTGTTGTATTTAAAAGTATATCATCTGAAAACTTAAAATAATCTTCATCTTCCATCCATTCTAAAAGACCAGAATGTGTCGTTCCTAAAAAGTTAAATACAATATCTGTATTGGCTGTTCCAGCGGTAAAATTATGACCTACAGGAGCACTGTAAATTAGTGTGTTTTCAGTTTCTCCGTCTATATATGTATCTTCGCCATCCCATTCTGGTTGAACATCAAAAACTATCCTATTCAAAAATAACTTATCCCATCGCTGATTAACTCCTCCACTAATAGTCATCCCCAAAGACATATCACCATCGGTATCTGTAAGAGCATGCGGATTTGTACTACCAAAACACGGAGCAAAAAGAGCATGACTAAGTGTTGGATGCCAATTTCTCATTTGGACACCCAATACAAATCCAGCATTTCCATTATTATCTTTATTTGTGCCTGAAAGAATAACTGAAGAACCATAACTTTGAGAATGATTATGGACTATAAAACTGTAGTTTGTACTAGAACTATATCCTATTTGACTTTCGTTATTCGTCCCAAACGTCGCAACATTAGTGTCCATATAAAACAGGTTAGTTGCCCAATGTATATAAGCCTGCTGTGGTATAACTAAAGCTGAAGTTCCAACAAGCTGAAGAGAATCTACAACTGTCTCGCTCACAGAAATAGTATCTGGATGCCACCAAAGATAACTGCTGGCTTCGTCTCCCCAGAATTTAACGTCATGCTGGGTATCAGAGACACCAACTGTAACTGTTCCGTCAAATTGACTTGTTCCTTGGACATCCATCGTATCGGTACTTTGATCCCATAGCCACCTTTGTCCGGTTGTAGCCCCATAAAATAAGACATCGTACCCTGTATCATTAACTCCGACAGTTATCGCTCCTGTAAATTGGTGAAGAGTAGCGGCTACGTAGTTAAGCGTATTAGCCGAAGCTGAATAAATGTAAGTTGCTGTATCTCTGAAATCTAAATGATAGTTACTGTTAACACGAGCAGTTTTACCTGATGTGATAGAAAATATGTTATATAACGTTTCTTCGTAAGAAGTATAAAAATTAAAACCACCTCCAGCATCGTCATGGCTGACATCACCGTAGTTAGCTTCGATTTTAGCGAATGTTTCAGTATCAAAATCCGAGACTAACCCGACGACAACTGTACATTCATTGCTACTATCATCTTTAACTGTCTCGCCAATCGCAAAAGCTGTACCATTCCAGATATCAACAGTGTAAGTTGTCCCGCTATGGCTAAGTATTGTTACTTCAGCTCCACTTGAGTCACCCGTTATAACGTCACCATCAGCAAGACTATCAGGGTCGTTACTTAACGTCATCTTCCAACGAGACGTTTGACCTTTAAACGCTATGTTGATACCGTCATTCTCTTGCGGGTAACTACTGGAATATGTAGCTTTTAAATTAAGTAAATCATATGAACTACCGCTAGTCATATCGACTTTTTGCATTGTCCATTGACCAGACGAACTAACATCACCCCGTTGTAACCCGTAAGTCCAGAACCGTAACATATCTTCATCTGTTGTGTATTCAGCTGTTATACCAGTATCGTAGTCAGCATCATATATAGCTGTGACATACGCTGTCCCGCCAGAGAACCCCATCCAGTTCCAAGCAGAATTAAAATAACAATAGAACCTGTCGCCGGCAGAACCGGTATACAACAAAAATTCACCGTCTTCACCAGACCAGTCGGGTATCTCAGAGTTAACTCGCATCTGATATCTGCCGTTATTCAGCGTTACCCTGACCCAATCATAGAACTCTGTGAATGACCGATGAGTTCCGTAAGGGAAAATTATATCCGGTATTTTGCTCATCTACCTTGACCTTTGACGTTTGATGTAAAGTTTATATTGTAAACTTCAAACCCTGTAGTTTTCGTGCTGTCATAGAGTTTAATGTCAAACTGGTTATTAGAAAGAGGAAACTCAAACGGTTTAAGATTTGTCGACTGTGTAACAGTATCAAACGCTGTCCAGCTAGTGTTCCAATCTGTCCGATAAGAGAACGATATGTCGTAGGCTCCAACCGCTTTTAACTCAACTTCCATGTGAGACGGTTTCTTGAAGTACGAAGAGTTGTCTACACCTTTCTCACCGGATTGTAATATTTTTTTAGACTGCCAATATCCGGCTATCGCAGATGTGTTATCACTTGTACCGTCATTAAATTTGTAAAGATAATTTTTATCAAGGACATACGACTGTTTACCGGTCTTCCCGTTATACGTATATATCCCGCCAGAAAACGCCATGCCGGTAAATCCCCACCAGCTTTTTGTAAAGTAATCATAAACAACTGCAAGGTTAATTGTGGTCTGAGCATCGTCGTCATTTGTGTCTATCGGTAAAAAGAAAATTACCCAATGTTCTTCAGGTATATTTATTGCAAACGCTTTACTCGCATAGTTGATATCAATATTGGTAAGAGCAAAATCACTGACACCGTTATCTTCAAATATAGCATCTGATATAGGTGTAGCATTGTCACCATCAAACAAATATATCTGTTTATCGGTACCGAGAAAAAACATCATCTCACCGTATTCAGGTAACTCGGCTTTAACAATAGTATTCGGAGATAACGTGCCGATATTACTCTTAACTTTCCTGACATCTATCATCGGCGACCCGCCAAGATATGTCACCCTATGAATAGACCCAGCTTTAAATATATATAATCTACCCTCAAGGTCTTCTATACCTGTTCCGCCAACATCGTTGGTTGTGAAAATATCAGTATATCCGCTTATTCCGTCATACCATTCTGTGAAATCTTCAACATCCGACCATCTAAGCCGGTCGGGTTCTGTATAAGATGCAGTGATATGGTCTATTCTTACAACTTGAGCACCTTTATCTGTAACAACGTTTATCCCGACAGCTACCGTAGCGTCTCTGGCTTCCCTGTTAGCGGTTGTCGTCGATAAATCTATAGCACAATAAGTCCATGTATTAATTGTTAATGCAGGAACATCAACGTATTGAGGTGTTCCACCAAGGTCAGCTGTCTCAGATAACCCTATTGTTAAATCTCCAGCATCACAAGCAACACTTGATTTTATCCAGCATCTTAATGTGTCACACGCATACAGGTCGGCTTCTGTTACATTGTAATAAGCAGCTATACCGGTTGTAAACCCATCAGCTATCGTCAAGGCTACAGAGTTATCACCGACTTTATAATCATCTGTATCAAGAGCCGCAGACACATTTGTGTTCGCTGTCCAGACTGTCTCGCAATCGTCAACTAACGTCTCAGCTTCACAGTTAAGAGCCCATAAATGATTTTTCCAAGTCTTGATATATCCAGCTCTCGGTCCGCCTGTGATAACGGTTGTGTTCCCGCTGCCTGACCACCTGTGAATCATATCTCTTGACTCTGTGGTTAACAGAAGATACGGGACACCTTGATAATTCATAACATCAGAATGAAGATAATCGTTAGACAACGGAGCAGTTGTATCTTGTGTTATCGTATGAAACGTGCCGTCCCAAACAGCCGAGCCGGTACTATCCATATACTCCAAACCACCGTCAACAAGAGCAACAAGATATTTTATGCCTGTTACAGATTTGACGTAACTTGCAAGACCTTTAGCGGCTGTACCGCCAATAGATGAAGAATTTACTTTTGTGTAACCTTTACGTTTCTTGAGATAAGAAAACGTTGAAGAATAAACATTATAACAATTAGGTGAATGTTTTAACTCAAGTTTCCTTGCACCTAAAGGTTTTGTAACCAGACCACCACTGAAATCGTCAAGAACAAGAACAGCATCTCTTCTCATTTAGCAACCCCGATTCTACGACTACCATATCTTTTCCTGTTTTCAAATGCGATAGCATCTGAGATAGCCTTCTCATATTTAATTAAATAAATATTCTTTGAACTGTCGTTTTGCTCTGTTGAAGTTAACCAGCAACCACCAAGGAACAGAATATTTGTTTGATTATGAGGCATATCAGGAGCATCAGAAATCGTAAAACCGGTTTCTACACCTGCGTTTGACACTCTATAAGCTGAGTCAAGTGTTATTGTTGTAGTTGGACTTGCGTAAGCAGACGAACTTATCTTCCGCCAATCAGATGATGTATCAGAATCTACTTTAAAATATCTGCCGGCAGTCGCTTTGCTCGTTATATCCGCAGTAACCGTTGCACTCGTACTTGCAGCCGTTGTAGTACATGCCGATGCGTCTGCATCAAAAGAGACAAGATTCGGCATATACTTGACGTACTCTGTATATAAAACCCTCGCCCTGTCTGGCGGAGGTGATAGTTCTACTTGCTGTAATCCGGCAGATGTACGTCCGGGTTTTATCCTGTAATTTATCGGCAGGTCATTTGGTTGACGTGAAACGTTTGCGTGCCACTGTTCATCGCTATTCCATTTTGCTGTGACATCATGCCCATTTTCTTTCACAAAAAACCCAAACTCATCAACAGGTCTGAGGAAATCTTCTGGACAATCATAAGTATTTTTAAACACAACATATGAACTTTCGGTGGCATCATCTGCTCCGAGATAAGCCGGTGATATAACTCCTGTTGTTGCACCAGTATAATACCAGTCGTAAAGTTCATCGTCTTCTGAGATATATATTTTTAATGTACTTGAAGAAGAACTGTAACTACTTAACCCAGCCCAAGTACCATCAGTCAATGTTATAGCCGTCCCACCATTCTCAACAGCCACAGTTCCGGTAGCATAATCAGCAACAAGAGATATTGTTGACTCTGCTGTCATCCAGTCAAGAGTAGCCCTGACAGGTAAATCTGTTGAATAGACATAGTTTATACGGCTTTTGTATTTGTCTATAACGGATGTTTGAGATGATTGTTCTTTCATCTCTTTCATAACGTCTTCAACCATTTGTCTGAACGGTTTTGCGTAAAGACTCATTTTTATTTTTCCTTTTTATATTTCTCTATCTTTTGACGAAGATAAATCAAAGCTCCTTCACCACGTTTCATTTGGTCAACAGCTCTGTTAATGTTGTCAGCTTGTTGTTTTAAATTCCCTTCTAATACAGTTGCTTCTTTCTCAGCGTCTTTAATATCAAAGAAATCTTTTTTTTCTTCAACTTTTTTCTCAACATCTTTTCCAGACATATTATTCTCCTTTTAATTTTTTGGTTATCATGCCCGCTACAAAATGAAAAAAGTGTTTGATTGTTTTAGAATCTACACCATAAGAACCAAGATAAACATTAAGAACATGCTCAGCCTCTTCTGCTGTTGCTTCACCGTTAATAATCTTTGCTCCCCACATGGATGTCAACTCGACAAACTCAGGGAAGATTTTTAAAATCCTAACATACTTGACAGGTAAAAAAAGAGAAACAACCTTGATAATCTTGTTGGAAAACGAGACGATAACTCTTGCCTTGTCCGCAATGTCAACCAACGTACCTTTTGACTGTTCAATACCTTCGGCTATTTTTTTCCAACCACAAAACCCAGAAACTTTCTCTCTCTCGGTTTCATGATAGCCGGGCAACCAGCTAAACATTTTTGTGAAGATGTTCATAATCAAAACCTCCATTTAAACAAAGTGATAAGCCACTTCATTTTACTTTTGCCAGAAATACGGTCTTTGTTAAAAGAAACAGATACTTTATCATTGTCTCTCTCAACTTGCCTATCCCAGCTTTTTGCTTCGTGTCCCTTTACTCTTTTTTTTAAACGATGTTTTTGCAAGCTTCTCAATCTCTCTGGATTCTTTAAGGGTAAAATCTATCCTTTTAATACCTTGCTTCAAAACCCACTTCAAAAGCCTCAAAGCTAATCTCTTCATTTTCTCTCCTACTTTTTATAACCGTTAATCCTAGTTAATACTTCTATCATTTGTCTGTGTTCTTCCCGTTGAAACCGACTCCTGTCAGATGAAGATTTGTCATGGTCTTCTATTTTGTCAGACAACTTATCAACGTTTCTAATCAAACTATCAATAGCCTTGCTAAGTTGAATCACTATAAACTTGACCAGCCAAACGCACAACAACAGTATGCCCACAGCAAGTACAATACCTAACCCATGCTTAGCACACAATTCAATTATGTTTTCCATTAACATGTTACCCCTCTTGCTGTGATTAATAGTGAGAATATCCAAATAAGATTGAAAGCGTACCGCTATGGTCTGGGTCGATTTTAAATCTCATAAACTTTGTAGGATACACAGTCAAAGCAACAAAGTCATCAGCCACGATAGCTGTCTTGATAGCTGAGATATCTGTCAACGAATCGCTGGATACAGTGTTTGGTGTATACCAATCTCTACCGTTGTGAGAATATTCCTGTGTAACATCAACGTCTATGCTACTGGCTGCATCAGCAAACAGCAAAAACGCCGTAACCCCAAAATCCATAAAATCAAGATTTATCGGGTCACTATAGACAGCCGTACCGCTTGTCCACGACTTGCTGCTCCAATCAGTGCCGCCGTTTGATAGATACTGAACATGTATCATATCTCTCTCCTTAACTTTTCAGTATTTCTGACTTCGGGATTATCGTCAAGGATAGTCATTATATTCTTGTAAGACTCAATCTTCTTGACAAACACAGGATTCAGTTCACCTTTTTCCATTTTCTTAACTTCATTACTCTCAGGGTCTATGGATTTAAGCTCACCTCTTTTATTCAAAGTATCCCGTATTTCGCCCTTCAACTCTTTCGCTTTAGAATATAACCTGTCCCGTTGATATCCTGTTAACTTCTCAATTCTCTTCCCGTTATCATCAACTATTGTTAACTTACTCTCTTTCTTTTTAGGCTCTTGAACCTCTGTCCCTGAATAATCTATTGCCGGCATTATACCCTCCCATCATAGTTTGAACTTCCGCAGAATGGACATCCAGCAGTTACAACGGGGTCTTTAGTTGCTGTCTCACCAGAGATAGCATCTCTTCTCTCGTTGCCATAACCACTGCCCCTCGGATGTCTGTCTGGTCTAAATATGAATCCACAATGGACACATCTAGTATAAGCTGACTCTTTCCCGTCACTGTTCCCGTAAGCAGGTAAATCTACGCCATCAACACGTGGATTTTTGCCACCGGTTTGCGATGGGTGAACATCTTTAAAACTTACGCTAGGTGCGTTTGAAACTAACTTATCTTTATTTTCCACGAGGTTTACCTATCTTAGTTGTTTTCCCCGTCTGACCTTTGATACCTTTACTCTGGGTACTATAATTACCTGTTGCTGCTTTTCTACCTTTAATGTCTCCAGCAAAATAGTTAACACCCGACCCATCATCGTTACCTAACCCTCGTTTTCCATGAACATACGAAGGTCTTCCGGTATCTTTGTCAGCCCCTTTAGCCCCTTGATTATCATTAGAACCCGGAGTCTGGATACCGCCTTCTATTGTTTTACCCATCACTTACCTCCTGTTTCCCGTAATGTTCAGCTAAAACATTTTTGATTGTTAACATCCTTTGAAACACTGTTTCCGCAGATGAACCTACCTTTGCCTTTAAATCAACAGGCACATCTTTATCCTCCATTATCCCGCCAAACGCAGTGTGATAAGCGTCATTAGCTTTACACAATTCATCATACGGCGTTTTCTTTTTAGCCATAGTTACTCCTCACTATTTACTTTTTTTCTTTTTAGTTGATTTCTTCTCAACCTTAACTTCTTCTTTGGGTTGACGTGCTCTGTCAATACATTGCGGGCAAACTTCTTTCCCGCCAATAACATCTAACTCGCTACCACAGATTTCACAATATTTCATAATATCTCCTTTATTTCTCCTGAAACATAGGCAGGGAAGATTTATCTCCCCCACCTATATTAATTACTTATTAAGCACCATCCGCATCAACAGCAGTACCATCACCACCCCAACATCCAGCGATACCAACTTCATCGCAAGCTGTAGGAATTTCAATTTTACCCGCATTAGTTGCTGTTACTGCGGTTGAACCATCATTAAACGTGCAATTAGAAATCATTCCAGTGCAACCATCCACTACTGTAATAAATTTAGTGGCTTGGTCAAAGTTACAATGATTTACATTAACATCTTTTGAGTTTTCTAAAGACATATGTAATGCAACCGATGCACCGTTGTTTGATTTAAAATTACAGAATTCAATTGTATGGCAGTTATTTGGAACTGTATTACAATCAAGATTGATACCAAGACAATCAGTACCCGGACCAAATGTACAATGACCTATCGTAGTTGCATATCCACCATAAACACTAATTCCACCGTACGTTGCAGAACAGTTCTTGAAGTAACAATTTGTGATTGTAGCTCCAACAGAACCCGCTAGAGTAGCATATCCTGCAACTCCTTGAAGACGAATTCCATAAGTTCCGCTATTTCTTGTACAGTTAAACTGAAGCCCAGAAATATATACTCCTGAAGCATTAACAGTTAACAAGGCTACAGCGGCAGCATTCTTGATTTTAGGACCAAAGAAAGGTATTCCCTTCCCTCCGTTTGGACTAACACCGATTAGCCTCAAACCATGCTTAGCATATGAGATAGTTAAATCTTCCTCATACGTGCCGGGCTCAGACGCATCAGCATCAGGAGCTTTTGCACTAATATAGATTGTATCCTGTGTACTGGAAGAATCTATAGCTTTTTGGATAGTCGCAAATGCAGATGTAGGTTTTGACCCTGAATTACTGTCACTACCATTATCTCCATCTACAAACCATACATCTGTATCAAACCAACCTGCAAAATCATTACCACCTACCGGAACTCCACCAAATTGTTTTACCATATCTCCAAATGTAGTCATTTAATTCTCCTCTTTTTTGCCAGCTCCCTTTCGGTTCAGCTTTAATCGGATAAGCCAGCTGGTCACTGTTCAGTTAAGGGGGTCAACCCGATTACGACCCCCCTAACCTAATTCCAATTACGATACCTGTGAACCATGTATGAAGCGCCAATCTGACCAACCATACGATATTCTCGCATAGTTAGCGAACTTGGAAATCAGTGTATCGAAGGATTTATCCTGAAAAAATTCAAGAGGAATCCTGTCAAACCAGTTAAGAAACATCTTAGCCATAGCACTATCCACGACAAACCAGTTATCTGTATCATCCATAAAATCCCAGACAGCCAGTTTATATCTGCCAAAATGGAAATTGGCATTGTTATCAGCACTATCAACTATACCCTTTGTAGCTATAAGTGTCCACGCTTTCTCTTCAAGGTTTCTCGGGACAATTAACAAGTCAGGCTGAACACTGATATACTGATTGTTATAATCTTTAAACGCAGCCATAGCTTTCCTTACCGTCTCAAGAGCCGGACCGGAAAGAGCTGATGTTCCTTTGTTACTCTGTACAGCAGAATTAGATGTTGACGTATGAGATGTGTTACAAAGAGACAAAGACTCTGAGTTACTCAACACTGTCTCACCATTCAGAGTTATTGTTCCAGACCCAGAAAACGCATCGTTAAATACACTTGCTCCATGTTTCTCAAACGTTCTGGCAGCCGAAATCGCTAACCCCTGAGGTCTCCTCGATATAACTCCATACAAATCGTCATCCATCAATTTCCGTTCTACTTTGAACCCCTTTGCGAGTTCTACATGTGTATAAGTTACATCATACTGCTGGTCTACACTGTCATAAGAAATCTCGCCTTTAAATGCCTGCATGTCACCAAACGACCCTATCGAACTATCTTTCTCGTAAGATGTCTTAGATGACTGGACACTGAAAATTAACGACCTCATCTCAGGCATAGCCTTAAACTGGTCACTATAAATTTTTCTCAGCCCCGGAGTTAACAGGTCTCCAAAACTTCCACTTACCGCAACTCCCATGATATTACCTCACATTCTCTTAAGTAGCGTTATATATGTTATCAACCATCTGCAACTCACCATAAACTGTCGCATCCGGGATAACTTTGTTATCGTGTTGAGCTCTCCTCAAAGGCATAAGAGCTCTTGAAGGAGATGTTACCTGATTGTCAAGAAGCAAGAACCCTGTACCTGTTAACGTTGCATCGGTAAGGATATACCTGCCAGTTGAATCAAGGTCAATCTCTCCATAAATTGCCGCTGACCTGCCTTTAAGATTAGCGTGAACGTGCATATACGTAGCTACGGTTTCCGGTGTCTTGGTTGGTGTGCTAAGAGCTACCATAGACGCAGTCGTACTAGTTGAAGCTATGTAGATAAACTGCTCATAATCGTTCTCTGCTGACCCATTAGAAACTATCCAGTCACCAGCACAACCGTCGTGAGTTAACGTATATGTTTTTGTTGCAAATCCAGTTGTAGTCAGACAAGCACTTGTACTATTCTGATACTCAGTAAGATAAACAGCAAACGGATTAACCAGAATTTTCTTGTAATCTGATGTTCCAGCCGCTACTGTTCCACTTGAAGTTGCACCGGCATCATAATAAACACCAGCAAGGTTAACCCAAGTAGTAGCTGCTAAATCTATCTCATTTTGACCAGCTGTAACTGTCAACTGAACAGCAGAACCAGTATAGAAAGTCACACCATCAGCGACAGGTAACTTCTTGAAAACCGGCTCAGCCTGTGTTAAATCATAACTAAACTTCATATCTTGTTCTCCTATATTTTATGTTTAAACGTCTCCGTCTAAACTTCCCTGTCTTTCACCACAGGTAGTTTTAGCTAAGCTTTCACAACTTTAACTTATTTAAAGCTGTGTCTACCGCCAGATTAGGTCTCTTTAAATTCCCGTAGTCATAAGCTCTATACGGATGTATAGACTTATCTTTCGCCATCTTATCCGTATCCGCCAAAACATTGGCTTCCGGTTCCCTCATGTCAAACTGAAAGAACCCACCACAGACATTACACTGATATCGGGCAACATCTCGTCTAACCAATTCCTTAAAAGTACCGACACCTTTACATTGATTCCCAAAAGCATCGTGAAACGGGCACATCAAAACAGTCGATTTCGCTTCCGCAACATATTTGTCTGAGACAAACATAATCACACAGCTCCTTGTTTCGCTTTAGCTTTAGGCAAAGAACGACTACGAGTATAAAATTCTTTACCTAAAATAGGGTTATTACTCCTATACTTTTTCATTTCTTCTGAAGTAATACCCATCTTATTAGCCACAGCCAACTCATTAGCAGTCAGCTCTTCTCCAGCTCCCACCTCTTCAGCGTTAGTAGAAGAAGACGTTATAACAGATGCAGCCGCCCCTCTTTTGTTGCGACTCTCATCAGTGTTTGCAGGTTTACCTTTATCTTTTTCATTCATAATTTTCTCCGCAATAGCCATGGCAATTTCCGGTCCTCTCGGGTTTTTCATGTCAGCAAGTTCGGGATGTTTGATATAAACACCTTCTATAACTTTAGCAAACGGTACTTCAGCTACTTTCTTTACACCTCTGGCAACAGCTATAAGTTCAGGATGTTTCGTATAAACATTTCTATTGGCATCTTCCCTGTCTCTTTGAGCTGTGCTCACGGTGTTATCAATCTCAAGCTTACCCATAATCGCTTGTTCCCGCTTATCAACAATTGCTTCCATCATCAACCTGTTACCACCAAAAACATCACCTGCTTCAGTCAACTCTTTCGCTTTATCCATCTTCTGTTCATACGTCATTCCACCGCTTTGTGCAGCAACCTTCTGCTCAGGTTTCTTTTGTGTAGTAGAAAACCCTCTAATCAACGCCTCGACTTCAGAAGATATCTCATCTTCAGTCATCCCTATCTCGTCATCTTGGTTCTCTTCAGGTTTTTCTTCAACCTTACCTTCTGCTTCTTTACCACCAGCTTCAACTTTAGTCTCCTCGACTTTAACTTCACCGGCAGTTTCTTCTTTCTTGACATCATCAACCATCTGTTCCTCCATTCTCTTTTGACAATATCTCATCTTCTATATGTTTCGGCGTATCAATAAACCTCTCTATCATAGAAGCTTCAACACACCGTTTAAACGCTTTATCAAACTCTCTGTTTACCACCGCAACCCGACTTTCCCGTTCAAGCCGACTTTGTTCTTCTCTAAGTCTCCTCACAATATCAGCCCAAACCTTTGAACCACGGAATATATTATAATCTCTTGCATTCAACATCAGACAAGCATCTCCTCTTCCCCGCCCATAACTTCTTCAGCCGGAACTTGTTCGCCATCTGGCGACTCAGGTTCACCCTGAGGCATTGCAGCCCCACGCTGGGAAGCTAGTGCTTGGACAGTTTTAGCCATCTGAATTTCTATATCTATAAGTCTTATATCAACTAACTTTTTCTTCTCAATAGGTAACTCCTGATACTCTTCTGATTCAACAAAATCTTGAAGTCCCATATATATAACTATCGGGTTATCACCTTCTTTAGTCACAGGTAACGTTCCCTGTTTCATAAGAGCTATCTCGTCATCTACAGTTTTAGCTATCTGCTGTTGGTCGATAGGCTTAGGACCGAGATACCGTTCAACATCAACTTTACCGGCAGCCTTTAAAGTGTCTGAACTTAACTCATAAAATCCTCCTATGTTAGCTTGAACAAACGGGTTTGCAGCCATCAGATTATATAGATTTATCTGAGTCTCCCGTTCTACAGATTTTGACCCACCGGTTACATCAAGTTCCATGTAGACATCGAAGTTACCGGCTATATCTTCTGGTGTCAACCCACGTGGGAACACTATCTCTGCATCATCACCAAGTAACCGTTCACCCATCTCTCTTGGCATTTTTTCCTGATACTGAGACAACATATATCTTATAACTCTAGCAAAATATTTTTGTTCTTTCACAGCAAACATAGCTTGCCGCTGTTCACCCTGATTAATTATCGCTAACGTTCCTCGTGCTGTAGCTTTCGTCCGGTTAGTCGGCGACTCTTGACCTGACTGATACGAACCAATAGATGTTACCGACTCGATAATTTCCATTATCAACTTCTCTTCCTGAAACGAAACAAGAGCATTGTTTGGTATCGGCATCCATTTAAAATCGTTAATATCATCTAACGGTAACGATATACCCGGAGCCATCTTAATTTTGTCTGGGTTAAACATTGCCCCAGCCCTAAACACTGATGGCGGTATAATCGTCATACTAGCTAAATCTAACCGCTGGTTATGGATAGTATCCATTTCTTTCTGTAACTCAACAACGAAATCAGCGATTCCTCTGCCGTATGCTTTAAACAACCGTTTAACAAACTGACCGATAAAGATAGGTCTCTGGTTTATTCTGGATATGTTCAGTAACGGCATAATCCCTAAAAACGTTTTAGACTGTTTCTCTATCCACGCAATACATTGGATATCACCTTTACCGGGGATATTAACTATACCGTACCACTCTATCAATTCACCTTTATTACTCCCCAGTTCAGCTGCTAACTTCACTCCCATAGCATCATTAGTTGTTTCACTCAACGTACCGGATTGACTCGGCATAGTATCCGAAGCAAACGCTTTAACTTTATCTATATTCTCAAAAAATCCTAACTTACCGTTTTGTTCCAACTCGTTAACCGTTGGTCTTGTCCGATGCCAGATATGTTCCATCTTAGACTCTTCTCCTATCGGCTCGATGTTAACAGGGAACCCGACATCATCTAAGGAAAGAAGTTCAGGTATACATTTTACAAACTTCTTATATTCATATTTGACTTCATATTCTTCAATATCTGCTATCTTAACTTTTTTTTGCTGACCAAACAAATTAAACATAACATTTTTAAACTTATTAGCTTTCGCCTCAACCCTAGGTATCTTCCGCTGAACCCATTTATATTCTTCTATCCATCTGACCTTTGTAACTTTTGTCCCATACAGTAAATCACACTTTAACGTATCACTCACATAGTCACCAAAATCACATGACCGTAACGAATATTTCATCCACTTCGTGACAGGTTCAACTGAACTGATATCCTCTGAAGCTTGAGGTTTGAAATATGTGAGGTTCTCGTTATAAATCATTGGATACAACTTTGAATGTAACAACTCCACAACCATAGCTGTAACCATAGTGTTAACATTTGCACAACCTTGAAACGGTTCTCTTTTTGCCTGAGTTTTCCCTTCATAAACATCAATGATATCTTTCAACCTTGAAAACAACCCAGCTCTTGCCGTTTCATCAGCTACCACATCGTTAACAACCCGTTCAGCAAGAATCGCTTTCTGCTCTTCCGATATCACACCGTTAAACATCAGCTCGGCATTTTCTTTTTTTATTTTTGCTATAACCTGTTGCTCTTCTTTTAACTGGATATCTTTTTTTACTTTACTCACTTTCAACCTCTTCCGGGGTTATGTGCATAAAATATTTAGAAATATAATCTTTAGTCTCTTTAGACATTTCTTTCTCACCTCGGATAATCTTAACACCTGCTGTTGGTCCGGCATTATACATTATCAACCGGTTTTTGATACTGTCTTCAACACCATAGTTTTTGATATATGTAGGTATTTTAGTATTCATATACCAACCACCAATAGACCGGTTTATCTCTGGGTCTTTCATTTGACTCATCTTGTATGGTGTATCTGGAAAATCTTTATTCCAATCAGCCAACGCTCCGCCTTCCATTATCTGCATCAACCCCTGAGCACCTTTAGGGCTGACAGCATTAGGGTCACCCTCAGATTCGATAGTCTCAACAATAGACGTATCGACTTCACAAGGATTGTTAACAGCTTGACTTAACTGATGAGCAGCAGAATCTTGATACGTTGTATCTACAACATTTCCAGCTGCTTGAATATCGTTGAGTCCACCCATTACCTGCTTCTCCTTCTCTTACCTGCCGGTTTACAACCACCTCGTTTCAACCCACCCCGTCTTATACTTGGCTTGGGACTTCTTGCTCTTGGACCTCTTCCATCTCTATTCGGCATTTAACTCTCCTTACTTTTTGTCACCCCAAGGTCGGGGTTCATGTGTATAATTCGCTTTCTTAGGTTTATTGTCTCTCGGTATTTTCGTCTCACTATACTGTTTAGCGAACTCATCAAACTTTTTCTTTTTACTCTCTGCCATATCTCCTCCTAATAGCCTGTATACGCAGACGCCGTTTCCCGGTTTCTTGTAAACACATAAGCCGGCTTAACCGGTTGAATCCGAACATGGTCAAACAACACAGTTGTAACATATCTTAACCCATCAAACAAATGGTCATAATAAAAATCTTTAATCGGTTTATCATCTATACCTTTAACATACCCACCCATAAACCCGGATACTAGAATCGGACACCTCTCAGAGTCTACCTTTAACCTGACCATAGTATCTTTCCCAACTTGCATCGGGTTAACCAGAGCTCGGATAAGGTTGATACCAGTCATAATTTCTAACACTTTATATTTAATTCTAATCTTAAAATCGTGTCTCAAGATATCAGCCGTTGACCGTTCAGACTGGTCATTCGCATGAGAAACAGCCGGGTCTCCGGCATCTTTAAATGAACATCCGGGAAACAGTTCTTTCGACACTTTCTTAACCATAGACGCAAAGTTTTGAATAATGATATTGTTACCAAACAACTCAGCCAACACGTTCAACCCCCCATTCCCATCAAGTTGAACCCAGACACAAGCTGGATGCCGGTAGCCGAAGTCCCAACCTCTCCAGATATCCCGATACGGGTTATGTTTAAGTTTGACAACATTGCTATCCATAGAGAACTTATCATAAACCCTAGCCCCTTCGGTCTTAGTAAAATCTAACTCCATCTCTTGCCGCCACTTATCTTCAGAATCATAAGTCGCCCGCACATCATCTGCCCATTGACTTGTTTTATTCGGGTCAGCTGAATAATGGAGGAAAACAACTTTAAACTTGTTATTCTCGTTTTCCTTTACATGCAACCCTTTAACTTCTTCTTTACAACCATCTACAATTATCATTGGATTCCTGTTGAATGATGTCTTGAATACGTGTTTAACAATTCATCTAACATATTGTTTCTAGTCTGCCCACCTTCTAACGGACCACCACCTTGCATCTTGCCAACGCCAGCAGCCGGAGCCATACCAGCCGGAGCCATTTGACTTTGTACAGGAGCCATAAGCTGACCAGCCCCCGCACCAGCAGCAGGATACCCAGCCGGGCTATTAGCAGCGTTAGAATATATCTGGCTAATCATATCTGGTTGAACTAAACTCATAGGGTCTTGCTGTCGATTATTTGAAAACCCGTTCATTAATCGTCCTCCTTCTTAACATCATGAACTAACCTATAAAACAAATTTCTTTTCCCATTAGGAGTTGACACCCCAACTAACCGCCCGCCACCTTCAAGTGTCGCATTCATCGCTGCATACGTTTCTTCTGCCCGTTCCTGAAAACTCCATTCATCACACATAATCGCACTAGCCGTATAACTTCTAACCGCATCACTATCCTGTGACAACCCGGATATCTCAGATTCCATTGTTGGAAAACTAAGTTTAGGCGGTTTATTGGCAAGTTTATGTCGAATCTTAGCTTTTGGCGGTAACCGGTCATACATAAATTTGACTCTACTAAGAAGAGATAACTGTCTGGCTAACCCAGCGTCATCTTCTTTTTTAGATATAAAATATATTATCTGTCCTTTATACTGAGTAGCTAACCATAAGTGTAACGCACAGAACAACCAAGAGACAATCATCTGGCGAGATTTGACTACTAACATCATACTGCAAGTCAACCATTCTTTGATAAGGACTTTGATATAATCCTGTTGCGGGAACCGTTTTATCGGGCACCCATGGTCATGGGGGTCTAAAGTGTAACACAAGTCAAACACAAATTCATAAGGGTCGATAATATTAGCCGCCTGCCCGACTTTTGCTCCTAACATATTGGCAACTTCTTGACCGAAATTTATATCTTTAATATCCGATACATTGGTCTTAACCACTGTTACCCTCCAGCTTTAATACCAGCTGCAATATTGTTAATTTCTATAGCCGCTTTCTTTTGCTGTTCCGGGTCAGGTACATATTTTCTTATAACCCCGGCTACCCTAACGATAATCGCTTTAATACTTTGCAACGTTATCTGGACTGTATGAGCATCTTCCAGCTCAGCTATAACTTTTGTCAGATTCCGTATCTCTTTGATAAGGGTCAACTTGAACTTAGCATCTTTAAATTCAGCATCAATTTTCAATGCTGAACTTAACATATCCTGAATAATAGCCAACTCTTCTCTCAGATTTAATTGGCTATCGCTTGATAACAACGCAAACACGCTTTTATCTTGCTCTTTACTTACAAACCGATACTTCCGGTCTTGCGGTATAAACTCGCCATACGCTCCGGGTATAATCTCATCAGGAGCTCCAACCACAGATTCTTCTCTACTAAACCCACTCACGTTACCTGAGATTAACCGTTCTTTAGTATCTATCGCCATAATCTTATCCTGAACATCCTGTGACACCGGCTCAAGCGGCGGTGATTCATCAGGTTTCCGTTGATTCCGGTATTCTCGTTTAACAAACAAATCCAACGCTTTAACCAACCCGTCATTAACTTTCTCAGCCCCGGCGATTCTATAAACCCGGGCTGCCCCGGACCGTTTGATTTTTCTAATAAAGATACCGAATCGGGCAAGTTGACGTTTCTGTTGGTTAACACCTCCGTGGAATTTGCATTTATCAGCAAACAAGATACATTTTGCTCTGCATCGTACAAGGATATCCTGTTTCAAATGTCCACAACACTGGTAAAGGTCAGTAGTTATGTGACCCCGGTTCTCTTTACCAATCTTAAACTCGGACTTAATAACATCCGCAGCGTTGTTTAGACACACTTCTTTCTTATCCATCAGCGGGAATTATATCATAATCAATTTCAAATAGCAAGAAGTATCTTTGAGACCTATGTCAAATATAGGTCTAAATGAAACAGAATGATAGCTCTCGCTTTAGTTGTTGGCTTACCTATATCTTGGTATACCTAAGGGGTTAAAGTGGCTTAGAAGGGCTTATTTAATAGTTGACAGGTTTGGTTAGTGTAAAGAAAAGATTATAAGAAAGGTATAAGAAAAGGTATAAGAAAGAATATTCATTAAAGAAAGAATTAAAAGAATTATAAAGAATTAATTCAAAAGAATTACTAAGTATATATATATATATATTAATATACTAAGAACTCTTGGTAGTAATTCTTTGAAAGGATTCTTAAGGAAAACTTTCTTATCTCGTTTCAGAATTATTTCGGGGTTTATGTATAGCGTTAAGCTCCGCTCAGCTGTAGCGTTCACCCGGGGTTCGTGTGCCCCGGTTCACTGCTTCGCTCGCTCACGTTCTTCCCCATTCTTGAGCTACCCCTTATTAGGAATCTTTTCCGCTTTCTTGGGTTTGTTGTCAAACATAAAATTACCACCCTCCCCTTTCAGGTCAGTGGAAATTAAGAATCTAGTGGCGACAATTATCTAGCCACCACGATAGGGAGTCTACTACTATACATTAATATAGAAATGGCAGCCCCCCGTTTCGGGTTTACCGGTGTATGACCGGTTTATTATTGGGATATCATTGGTCTATCACCGGTTTTGTGCCGGTCTACTTAAAAATATTTACTCGGCACACGTTTACTCACACATTTACTCATAGTCAATCTTCCGTCTATATAGGGAACGCGTGTATATCATTACGCCTAATTATTATCCTATCACTGATTATCTGACAACACAGGAAATATATCTCCGTTCCATTATCAACATATAAATTATTATATCGACGGTACGAAAATTATTATACTCAAAAGCTTGACACGTATGATATAGTTAAAACATAAACATTAGAATGTAATTGCTCTTTTACAACTTAACTTTTTTTCTTCCGTGTTTATCCTTTGCAAAACAGCAAAACGGTTTTGCTAAACAACGGGCAAAACGGTTTTGCTAAACGCAGATAAGGAGGAAATAAACATGGGTAAAAAAACAGCAAAAAAAAGCACTGATAACACACAGGGTATTCTCAGAGTTAACTGGGAAAAAATGGTTGAGGCTATTAAAACTGCCAGTAACCTAAGCTCATCTTACACTGACAAATTGACTATAGTTGTCGAGCTAGAGAATAAATTCGATTTCCGCCGTCAATATCATCCGGTTATGGTCAAGGGCAAAAAAGGCTATAAAGCATTGTCGATAAAAGAATATTGCAAGGTCCATTTACAGTGCAATGAAATTTTGTATGACAATATTCTAATAGGCCTCCAGTGGGGTTACACTGCCAGCGTGCAGGATAGAAAGTTCCAGAGTCTCATCAAACCGCTATTAAAAAATATTGACAAGGCTCGGCTCGACGCCGACCTGCAAAAAACATTGCCTAATGCGGTTAGAATTGCGAAAAAATACGCCGATTTGCCGAAAAACATCACGTCGGAAATATTGACGTGTAAACCTAAGGAAATAGCGGACGTTAAACCTGTACTGTTTGCTCTCGCTGGGTTGCCCGAAATATCCCACAAACAGCCAGAATTTTTCCGCAACTTGCCCACGGGATACGACTATAATAGTAATCCTCTGCTCACAGTGAAATGGCAGCGCATGGACAGCGAAAAACCCGTACAACATGAAACAGTTGGATTTCGCTTCCAAGTGTCCGAATTGAATGACCTAATTCGGCAAGGTCATGCAGTGCTAAACCGATATCTGGCAGGCGTGAAAAAACAGAAAATCCTAAAAAACGCCCACGACAAATCGCCCGACAAATCGCCAATGGAGATAGTAGTATCAGCGTAACATTGCAACATCAACTAATCCGCAGAGGATAAACACGGAGGGAAAAAAACAGCAAAACAGCAAAACGGTTTTGCTAAACAACGAGCAAAACGGTTTTGCTCTTTTTTAAAGTTTCAATACAAATTGAGATTTCAGAAAAGAGACAAACAAAAGGGAACGAAAAAAACTACCAAAACAGAAAAGGGGACGTTATGA